TCTGAGAGTTCTATGACCATGTCATAATTAAGGTCATACTTTCTAAGTCTCCAATCATCTGCAAATGCATTGGACACGAACATTCCCGCAACTAAGACGGCAAACATTTTCATTTTCATCGTTTTCTCCTTTATACGATAGGTGCAATAGCTAACACAGTGACAACAAAAATTGCAGTGAGAGTAATCATCTCAAAAAAATTATTTACGTCATGTGAGTCGATATCACGGATTTTTCTTTTAACAAATTCAGTCATTATAATATAAGTTCCATTAATAATTAAATATAGTTCAGGGTTATTACACCCATATTTAGACAAACAATAATCCTAAGGTATTGATTTAAATGAAATTAATGTATAGTTTTTTTAGACAAATCTTCGACACCGAAATCATCGAACTCTTCATCTAGTAAGTCTTCGTATTCACCACTAGCTTGCATCTCTTCCATGAGTGATGTTATACGTTCTTGAAGACTTCCTCTGTCGATAGGTTCTTTATCAATGACTGGAATAGTCTCGGTCTCTACCCAATTACTCCATCTCACACACGCTTGGTCATACATAGGGATGTATTGTTTTGCAAGTGATACAGTTGCCATGATGGTATCTTTTTCGATTGATACGACTGGTTCATCAGTCATAGGGATATAAGGATAAAATTGACACACAGTGTGACCTGCTTGAAACTTTGATGGTAACAATGAACAGTGCATAGGAAGGGTAACGTCTATTCTATCACCTTTGTCCACAGTCATACCTACTATCTCTAGTCCATTCTTTAGTTTTACAACTTGATATTTTTCGGGTGTTTTAATTAGGTCTTTTGGTGATGCCATTACTTTAAGTTAATTGTATGTATGTTGTATACAAATTTCTCCTCGTTATAGATATTTATTCTTTCTTTCAAGTGGTTGAGAGTATAATTCTCACACTGTAAGTCATCTGCAATATCAAAAAGTTTCAAGTCCTTCTTGTCATCTGACACTCTAAGACCACGTCCTATAGACTGTAGATTTCTAATCCTTGATTTGGTGGGACTTGCAAATACAATATTATTTATCTTCTTAATATTGACCCCTGTAGAGAAGACTCCATACGATGCAAGTATTACACTATCATCACTTTCCTCTACCTTTTCTCTGACTTGTTCTCGGTCTACTGCATCAGTACCACCATAAACATAGTGTAAGTTCTTCACCCTTTTATCTAACATAGGATATAAAACTTGTCCGTGTTTTTCTACATACTGAAATAACACTAGTGTGTTCCCTTTTAAACTGAACACTAGATTACATAAGAATTCATTTCTCTTTTGATTAGAAACGATGTAATCCATTTCGTCTTGATACTTCATCTTCTTTTGTTTTGGATGTTTGAGTATCAGACAATCTATCTCTAGATTTGCAACTGTTCCTTTCTGCATCAATTCATCGGTACTGATAACCTTCTTAGCTTCACCGAACAATCCTTCTAGTTGTAACTTATGTACCTCTGAACCATCAAGTGTACCTGTAGTACCAAACCTGTACCTTACGTTTTTCATCTTCTCAAGGATACCCTTAAGAACATTTGCTTTAAATAAGTGAGCTTCATCTCCGAATACTACATCAAATGTATTGTAATATTCTTTTGGTAATCTACTTAATGACTGCCATGTAGTAATGGTTACATTCGATTCAAAAACATCTTGTCCACTGTAGACCTTGCAAATCTTTTCTTTGAAACCATAGTCTGCAAAATCTTTAGTCATCTGTTCTACTAGGGATGTTGTTGGTACTATGATTAATGATTTCTTTTGATACCACCTATGTAATAGATAGATGATGAATGACTTACCACTTGCAGTTGGTGATACAAGTAGTTTACGTTCTGAGTTTATACAATCTAGGACAGAATCGAATTGATAATCACGAGGACTAAAAGGAAGGTTAAGAGAACTGATGTGTTTATCAAGAACCTCCTTTGTCGTCTCCTTAGACTTTCGAATATCAGTTTTGTAAGCATACCCTCTCTCCTCACAGAATAGTTCTAAGTATTTATGAAGTCCTAGGTAGAGTTTACCTGTCTTAATTGAAAATAAGTATATCTTTCCATCCCACCATTTGTTTTTATAGGACGGCATGAACTTTGCATTGGGAACATTGAATGAAAAGAACTGATGAAGTTCCTTTGCAATGGATGGTTCACAAGATACTTGTAGATATACTTCGTCTAGTTTTGCTGATACGACCATGAATTATACATATGGTTGACCACATGCCCACCCTACTAAAGACTTTCTTGTCCCCATGGTTACTGGTGTTACTTGGTGATAGACAAATGATGGAAACACAATCATAGTTCCTATTGCCTTTGCACTAAAAGGTGCAGTTTGTACCATTTTATGTACGTCCACTACCTTTTCTTTTGTTAACTGATTGAATTCATTTACAGGTTCTAACCATTGAAAATGACCACCATTATAGTCATCGGGTTCCGATAGTTGAATAGTTATAGATAGTTTTCTTATAGTACCATCGTTGTTTAACATTCCACCATGGTCTGTATGCCAAGTATAGAACCCTGGCTTACCTCTATCTGCAGTGTATTGAGTGTATTGAAAATTTTCAAAATAATCTATATTAACATTCCAGTCTGCATCACGATTTGCAATCTGCAATCCTTCAATAATTTTTTTGTTAATGTCCTGTGGAATGAAGTGGTCTCTATCAAACCATTTAACTTGAGATACTCTTAAGTCTTCGTTTAAACCATGTCCCTCTTCCACTTCTAGTGGTGCATCGGGGTCATCTTGATTACCTCCCGTTCTTCCTTCGTCCCATGGGATATTCTCTGAAGACTTATGAATTCTTTCAACCTCATCGGGTGTCAAGTAATTGTTTAAGATAATACAATTGTGTTCTAGAATCATTTTATTGACCTGCCATAAATTTTCTCCAATCAATCGTGTTCTTGATTGTTTGGTGTCTCCAAGTAATATTTTCCATACACTTTTGTAAGAACTGTATACAGACATTTAGATATTCAATCTTACCATTTAGGTTTTGGATATCGTCATCTGCATTGAAGTAGTAGTTGTAATCTGATTTCATTACTTTAAGACCATCAAACGGGTCATCACTCCAACCCAATGATTTGATTTCTTCTTGTGAGAGTTTACCACTGTACCATAACCATTTCAATTTAGTCATCTTGGATAACTCTAATTGAAGTTTTTTAAGTGTAACTAATTTGTCTGATAAAAGACTTGAGTATTTTGCATGTAGTTTAGGAACTTCAAGACTTGATTTATCTAATTCGATATCATCAATCTGAGTATCCTTACTCCATTCTTCTTTTAATTGTTCTAAATTCATAATATAATTATACCTCAAAAGGTGTGTTTTGTATAGGTATTTATGACTTTGTTTCTATAGTATATCTACCTATTCTAAAGGTTACATCACATATTACAGCTTCACCATCTGCACCTGATTGGAACTCTACACCACTTAATGATGTAGGGAATATGTCATGGAATCTGATAAACTTGTTTGCAACATTCTTGTTTGTATTTACAACTAACGATGCATCTGATATCTCATTTAAGAATTCATTTGAAGTGTAACGATTAAGTTTATCAGTCTCTGCTGATTTCGCAGGGTCATAATTTGATGGGTCTAGTGGGACGATTGATGTCATCCAGTTATACAACTCGGTGAAGTTTGCCATATCTTCATCAACTAAAAACTGAACTTGAAGTGTCTCAAATTCTAGTTTATCGCCAGGGAAATATGCATCTAAACCAACACCAGCTGCTTGTATTGTTTCTGTGAATGATAAGCCAGGTAATTGTACAGTCCTACAAAAGTATTCCACGTTTGGAATTCTGTCTATTAGAAATCGAAAGTTATTTCGATTAAGAACTGATGTGTTTATTGTCATCTAATTTAATTACCCTAGTGTTCTTTACAGTGTCATGGTAGTCACCATTTCTGTATTCTCGGTCTACTATGGACTCACACAAATACCCGTCTTCGATATAAAGTGTTTTCA